TGCCGGCAGTAACAATGGCGCCAGTATCGACGTCAGGGCCACGAATACTGTGGCCGTGACGTATATCCTCGTCAACGAAACCTGTGTCTCGGACAAGCGCTGATCGATCGCCGAAAGCCGGGCATCAATGGCTTCGAATTTGCCTTGGCTGGATTCGAGTTGGCGTCCTATCAATTCAAATCCGCGGTTCATCCCGGTTTCAATCGACTTCATGCGCTCGTGCTGAGCGGCCCCCGTCACCTCGGTGGCAGCAATGCGCAGTTCCATGCGGTCGAGGCGTGTGTCACTACGCTGGAGTCGCTCGTGGATCGTTGCCAAATGCGAGTCAATGCCTATCAAACGACCATCTACGTGCCGCATGTCGCCGCGCAACATGCCTATGGCATTCATGATGTCGGAGTATGCGGAAGCGGCCTTGCCACCGTCCTCGCGCGTTACCAGGTCCCGCGCAGGCACTTGCAACCCAGAAATCGTGGCGTCGTGATCGATATCCACGGAAAAACTTCCTGTCCGAATTGCTACTCATCGTCCTTTAGCGTAGGTCTGGAGACCATCAGAAAACGCCCAATCGTCAGGTAAGTCAGTGCCACACCCAAGCTGAATTAACCGCTGGAACGGCCAGGCTCGACCAGCGGCGCGGATTGCCTCATAATCCGGCGCTTGGCCGGGATGGCGGAACTGGTAGACGCGGCGGACTCAAAATCCGTTTGTGGTGACACAGTGGGGGTTCGATTCCCCCTCCCGGCACCAGAACCCCGCATGGGACCTAGCTTTCAGCGCCCTTTGGCGTAATCTTGGCGGAACATCGCATCCGTGCGCCGCCTGATTTCCTCCACCGAAGGCTGAGGATGCCGATCCAGCCACCGGGAGGCGTGCTTCATGGCTGCCTCAGGTGAGGCATAGCGGAAGACCGCGATGTCGTGAGGAAGCTCGTGCAGATGGAGGTTCCACATCGAGCAGTTCACCCGCTGTCTCACTACGGCCCGGACGCTGCCCCGTTCCGTTGCCATCCACGCGCCTTCTCGCCATTCCCAGGTGTGCATGGGGGCATGGTAGTAGCACTCTGTCTCATGGCTCGGGAACGGAGTTCTACGGGCCTACGATCAAGGATCCCAAGCGGCGTAACCGGACGGTATCGTCCCGATGTCCGCAGCGGTGGCGCGAATGGTGAAGGCGTGGCCGGCACTGTAGAGGGCTGCTGATGGCTTGAGCGTACCGCTCACTCCTGTGAAGGCGATGCCCTGGGAGACCTTGTTCAGGAAGAACTCGATGCTGGAACCGTCGAAGCCAATGCCGATCACGTCACCATCCCTGTAGCTGGACCCATAAGCCGCTCCAGTTCCGTTGTTGTACTTCCCGCCATCATCCTCGTAGTAGCCCCAGCTCGATGTTGTGGAGCCCGGGTAGGTAGCGGGGATAGATGGCGCCAACCCCACCAAGTCAAAATGCGAGGCGGTGGGATCAGTCAGGACGAACTCAATATACCGCGGCACGTCGCCCAACCATGCGTTGTTGACGATGCAAGGCTGAAACCCGGGGCCTGCTGTGTTGGTGGCCACCAGGCCGCCGCCGCTGATTGTCACCACGCCAGGCATGACCGATCCGTCCCACACTGTTGGCCCTGCTGGTGGCGCCACCGAGCGGCGACGCGTGGCGAAAATGGACGTCATGAATAGTCACCGACGAGATACCACTCGTCCACATCGGTGCAAACGGCCTGGATAGTGGAGCCTTGCTTTCTGGCATCGGCGTTGTCAGGAACAACGACAGTGACGCCCGCGCCGCCGGCAACTGTAAGCGTGCCTGCACTCGATCCCCTGACCCACGTCAGTTTCGTTCCGACCTTCCATGGGACACTAGAGTCCGGAGGGATGGTTACAGTGGTCGACCCGGCATTGGTGCATTTGATGACGGTATCGGCGTCGGTAATCAGCGCGGTATCTGACGTGGAAGTGACCGACCTGACCCGGGGCTTTACGAGAGGCCGATAGTCGAAGTTGCGGGCACCATTGACGAAAAAGTTGTCGCTTCCGCCAATCCCCGCATCGACGGTTCGATAGTGAAGGTCGCCATGCAGGGTATTGGCGCTGTCGTTGACATCGTAGACTGCCGTGAACGATCCACTCACCGCATGCTCGGTGTTGTACTGCTGGATATTGAGGACATGCGCACCGGTTGCAGGTGCAACGATGCCGTTATTGCAATGGACGGGCATGAAGCGCAGGAACGTGGAGGCATGGGTCGCAGGAAGGAACGCAGCAGCGTTTACGCAGGCCCAGGCCTTCACATTCAGGCCAATGCTGTGTTCACCGAAGGAATAGCCGTTGTAGAACCCGACGACATCGACGGTTCCAAGGAAGGTGTTCGCTCCATTGTTGTTGCCCGGAAGCTTCAATCCATAGGAGGTGGCCGTGGTCGGATAGGTGACGCTAGAGACGCTTATTTCCCCCGTATCGATCACCACGCCACTGTCGATGAAGGCGCATGCGGCGTTCTCAAGGTTGACGGCGGAAATCGTCGGGTTGGCAACCGTCCTGAAAATGACGTTCTTGAGGCCGACGCAGATGTTCGAGAAGCTCCCGGGTGTTCCCGCGGCCATCATGCTTCCGGAGCCAGATGCCAGGGTGCTTTCAAAAATGGTTGTGCCAGGGGCGTAATCTGGCTCTGAACCGATGACACTCACCGTTGGGCAAGGAGGCGCGAGTCCGCCAAAAATATATACGGTTGCCGGCGCATCGCCCACATAGTTGAGATTGGGCAACGGCATCTGCGCGTTCTCGGCTCCGGTGTTCTGGAGTGCGCGGGAGAACTTAAAATGACCTTGGGCGAGCAATGCGATGCTTCCGTTGGCCTCTACGTCAGCGACATAGGCGTCCCAAGCGGCTCCGCAATCACTGGTGAACGTGGGATCTGCACCGTAATCGTCCACGAAGTTCTTGTAGGGAAGCGTGACCGAACCACCGCCTCCGCTTGCATTGAATGTGAAAGTTCCAGTGGGCGACTCGATAATGGCAAGGTTCGTTCCCGGAACCAGTGCGATTGCCCCGGTGCGCGTATTTAGAGACGTGACGCCACCGCCGCCCGTTCCAACCAGGCTATGGGGTATCCCATCGTCCCCCATATACGACGGTTCGCCGGACGTGGAATCAGCAAAGATCGCCACCTTGCCGATGGATGGGGTGGGAACCGATGCCGACGATTGCTTAAGAAAGGAAAGCCAGCCCATCAGTTAACCTCCACGAGGGCGCCATCGATCTCAAGACCGGCATCGCCATCCAATTCAATAGGGATTGTCCAGAGAGCCTGGGCGTTCAGCGGGACAACGAAGACCGTGCCATCGGGCACGAAATAGGGAACGAAGGATGGGCTCAAGGCGACGACAGTCGCCGAAGTAACTCGTCCCTTGGCGTCTATAGTCAGGACCGGGACGTGATTGCCATCGCCATAGGCCCCAGCAACGACCCCGGTATCGGTGAGGTCGGCGGTGATGGACAGTGCATCTGGGTCGAACGAAAAGGTGATGTTGTCAGTATCGTCCAGGGCTTCGCCAACGGCCGTTATCGCGCGTCGATCGGTGAAGTACTGGTTATAGGCGCCCTCGTCGAGATCGTCGGTTGTATTGATCTCGGCGCTATCGCCCGAGGCAGCTGTTGATCCGCGCAGGTCTGATTCCTTGACCAGCGTTCCATCCGCCCACCGAAGATCCGTCCCTACGGTTGCCCCGACCGTTGCGTTCGGGTCGATTACCGCAGATTTGGAGGGGGTGCCATAGACGGGAACACGTACATTTCGCATCGGCTTTGTTTAGCCGATATAAAGCTACGATCAAGGATTACTCGTCTTCCCAGCAGCCGATTCATCCTCTGGCGGAGGTGCCGGATTCACTGCCAAATAGGCGGCCTTGATCAAATCGCGGAAGGCAGCGATCAGCCTTGCGTTCCTGACCTGGCAATCGGTGTACTGGGTCCGGTTGCTGCCGTCGGCGTCGAGCCCGTCGGCAGCGCTCACACCGGCGTCTGGCACCAAGGCGGGACATGGCACAAGAAACGCTTCATTGGGCGCTACCGGCGGCGATGCGGGCGCTGGCTTCGGCCTGCTCTCGCCGCAAGCGAACAAGTTCAGCAGGCATAGGACAAGCATGAAGTTCTGGACTGGCTTCGATCGCATGATGTTGGTCATCCGCGTTGCGCGCCATGGTGGCGCGGTAGTAGGTGATTTCGGTGGTGAAATGCAGGTCGCCAGACAAGGTGATCCCATCAAGAGTCCGTACCCTCACCTGATCGGCGATAGCGCTGGCATTGTCCTTAGCCATCTGGTCATCCGTGTCGTCCCGCCCGCGCACATAGCTACCTGTGAAGTAAGCCCCAACCAGAAGACCAAGGGCGGCGAGCCACTTTCCAATGGCCCAAGTCATGGCCTTGCCTCCGGATGTAGTAGCTGCCACATCCGGTCTGATTCGCGCTCGTGGCAGTGCTGGACTTGATCCTGGTATCGCTCAGCCTCGTGCTGGGCGCTTTCGGCGCGATATGTCCCATAGCCCGTTCCGCCCGTGCCTGCGGCCAATAGAAGCCAGACAAGGCCGTTATGGGCGCGGGGCTTGTTCGGTGCTTGACTGGGCATTGGTAGCCGCCTGTGCGACATTGGGTTTAACTGCTGGAGTGGCCGCGGCCAGAAGCTCGGCCTGGCGCACGGTCTGACTGCTCGAGCCGAACGCCCAGTTGATAACGGCCGTCGCCAGGCCATTCCAAGCCGTGAGAATAACGCTGGTGATGTTGCCGTCTACGCCAGTGGGAAGACCTCGATAGATCACGATGACGTCCAACCCGGCGGCGATCATGATCACCAGAAGGCCGAGGCCGGCGTGGTGATCAGGCAGCTTCATCGTGGATGGCATGGGCCTGTTCCATCGCCCAGTCATAGATGGTTCGGTCCTTGATCGTGACTCGTGTCAGCCTCTTCCCATTGACTATCCTGACCTGCACCTCGGTCGATTGACGAATGGCCAGAATGATGAATCCGACCTTCTCGGCAAATGGATCAGGCTTTCCTTCAAGCAACTCTAGGGCGCTCCTGCAGGTAGCCTGTATGTTCTCGATCAGGAGAGCAGTCGGGTCTTTCCCTTCGTTATCGTTGATGAGTCGAAGAACGCTGCGTAGAGCGCGGTTGCTTTCCGGTGGCGAAGTCATGCAGAAGCCGCCTCCTTGAGGTAGCTTTTGCTTGTCGACTGGGTCCCTGATGGCGACCATATGGGGTCACCAGACGCCATGGCGGAAGCGCGATCGATGACACCCGTATCGCCTATCTCGCGGCCATTCTGAGAGCCCATCACCCTTGCCATCCAGCCCTTGCCGAACGTACCGAAGGTGGAAAGCGATTTCAGGAAGTCGGCACGAGCCACGCAGATGGCATCCGTGAGCGCTGATATGCCGTAGTTGGCACAGTACTCATTAGCCGCGGCGACTGTTCCTGGTCCCATGGCTCCATCGCAGGCGACCCCAAGGATGCGCTGCAGCGTCTTCACCGCACGACCAACCCCCGAATTCACTGCGAAGTCGAACAGGGCGTAATCGACACCGGGAGGCAGGTTGTCTCCCTTGATAAGGTCCCAGTAGCGCCAGCGGTAGATGGCCTCCAACTCGGGATCGGTAATCAGTCGGACGGAGCGCCTTGGAACGCCTCGGTGGTCCCGGTCCTCGTCGTAGACCGCCTGGGTTACCCCCCGCATGGTCGCGCCGCCAGGGTCCTTGGGATTGTTGGACCAACCCCCCTCATAGATGAGGGTCAGGGCGAGGGACTGGGGGAAGTTGGGGGCCGTCATTTGCCCATTGGACGGGGCTGGAAGCAACGTTCAAGGAGCGGTGATATGCTGCCGCCATGAGCGATCCAAAACAGCCAGCTCCGTTCGAGGTAAGCAAGCGCTTTCAGCGCGGCGAATCGCTTCGGCTAGGCCACGAATTGTCCCGCTGGGACAACATGAAGTTTACGGCCGCCGGAGCCTTCCTCTTGGCGTGGCCGCTACTGGCCCTGGGTGCCATTTTGTACGCCTTGCACGCGATATTCGCGTAATCCTTCAGCCGCAGCTTTTAGGTCCGGATCATCGGCATTATTGGCCATGTTCACCAACTGGCCGATGTTTGCAGCTTGTGGCGTCGCCGATTTCGATTGCTGTGCCAGATAGGTCACGAAGCGCGGATTCGTCATTAGCCTTGCAACTAGGTTCGCCGAGCCCATCGTTCCGCCAATCGCCGTGGCAGCGCCGAGGTTTCCATGTGCGAGTGATCCAAGGAAAGCGGTCCAGGCGCCTATCTGAGCGCCGGCCTGCGCCGTCCCCGACGGATTGGCCCCGATGCGCGCCGCTTTCCTTGCGGTATCAGCGACGGACGCCAAACCATCCATGCTCTCGGCGAAGTCCGGACCGAAGCGGCTGAATAGCGCATTACGCGCATCGGGGCTCAGCTTGTTCCAATTCGTCAGGTAGGTATTAAGGTTGAACTCGTCCCCAGAGGCATTCTGTTGCCCCGGATTTGCCTTGCCGAGGCGCCGAACCATGACCGAGGCCAGGACCTTCTGCTCATCGGGCTTGAGTGATTGCATAGTGGCGCGCAGCGTGGTCGCCCCGTCTTTCGTCCCGGACGTTGCGGCATTGAAGACGGCTTCCGGGCCGCCGTTCTTATCGACGACGCGAGCAAGCTGATCGATTCGCGCCTGCCCGGCCCTGTAGTAGGTGTTTGCACGGTTCCATGCCTGTTGCGCCTCCGGACCCTGGGCCACAGCAGCCTCTTTTAGGTCGGAGGACAACGCACCGTAGAGCGCCTTCCATTTACTGCGTGGAACGTCGCTTGCGAGGCCTGCATCAGCGACCTGTTCGCCCACCAATGTCCGAAGCTTCTTCACGGCCTCATAAGGCAGCTTGCCATCGACCATCTGTTCGAGCAGACCGGAGATATCGTTGCTAGGGTCCACAACAGCCGGAGGATTACCCGCCTTTGGCTTCATCCCCAAGGCCTTTCGAATGATATTGTCTCGATCAAGAGCGGCCGCATCTTCTGCCCCGGCTTGTTTGATCTGTGCATTTTTCGCGGCGGCCGCGTCCTTGATGGCATCGACCTGCTCAGGAACGCCAGGACGATCAAGAACTGCTTTTGTTCCCTGCGTATCGCTCTCAAGTGCGCCCTTGAGAGCTCCGATCTTTGCATTCTGGAAGAACTTCGACAGTGCGGGCGCGCCAGGAATGGTCGCCGTCAAATCCTTCAGGGCGTCCGCCGTAGCCGTGACTGGCACCCTGGTATCACCGGGAATGTGCTGGTCGAGCCGGTCGTAAAGCGCGCTGGACTCGGCCTTGAAGCGATCCATGAAACCGCCGGCACCGGAGATTCCGCGCTCAATGGTTCGTCCGGCCCCTGCCGGATCCTTGATCTTGCTCAAGCTGTCCGCAATGGCGTCGGCGCCTGCGGATATCTGTTCGCCTTGACGCTCGGATGCATTTCGCATCACCGTAGCGGCTCCAGGGGTCTTAGCCAGCATGGATTCGGCACCCTGCAACACGCCACTTCCCGTCGCTTGTCCAACCGTTGGCGCACTGCCTGCGGCGCGAAAATCGTTGATGGCGTCCTGCACCGCCTGCCGACCTGCCTCGCCGCCGCGAATAGCTCCGCGCACACCGGAAGCGGCCAGGGTTGGGGCCGAAGGCACCAGGCCGCCCAGTACGCCTGCAATGGTCTGACCAACCGGTCCAACACCAGCCTCAGCAGCCGTCTGCGCCGAGGCGCTCCCGGCGCCGGCACTGACGAGCTGGGCAGTAGGGTTGGCGGCCAGGGCGTCGGTAACGGCTTGCCCGGTAGTAAGTTGCGACGCCGTGGGAGCGACGCCGGAAGTGATAGCTGCACCCTTGGCTAGGGTGCCAGCCAAGCCAGCTCCCGAGGCGGCTCCAGTAAGCGCACGGGTGCCCGTCGAGAGATATCGCTCCAGCCGATTCTCCGGCGCTACCTCTGGCACCCCGATATCGCCGAGTGCAGTGTCGATGGACTGGCTGGTCGAAGGCAACCTGGCATTGGAGCCGAAGGCCTCCAGAAGCTTGTTTCCGCCAGCCATGATCGGATCGATCACGAGCCCGGGAATGGAGCCAAGGCCGTGCGCCACGTCGCGCGCCAAGAAAATCGGCGCCCTGGCGATGTTCTCCCCAGCGGTCCTGGCCAATGGCTCGGGATTGGCGGCCTTAGCATAGGCGTCCTTCATCGCGGCGTCCGCGACGATCTTCTGCCTCGCTTCCCGGGTACGACCTAGGCTGTCGACGCCGGTATCAGGGTCGAGTCCTATCGTCTGCTCGTCGAACTGCCGCTTTGCGCCAACCCGATCAGTACCGGCAGGCAATGTGGGGCCAATGACTTCCCGGAAGTACCGCGCGCGCTCTACCTCTTGGGCATTCGGGTCGAGCTTCTGGAAATCAGGCGAGGCCGATATCGCACCCCATGACCCAGGGGCCGGCGTGCCCGTCACCTGGGACAGCTTCACCGTGGGACGAACGACGATCGGCGCGACGGGCGCTGCGTCGGGCACTGGGACGGCCGGTTCCACGTCAGGTGCTGCGCTAACCTGCTGTGCGAGGATCTCTGACAGCTTGGGCATTACAGCGGCTCCAAGTCAGGATCGGCCGGATCGCCTCCGGCAACGCGATACTGCTTGCCGTTGATGGTCAATACCGATCCGACTGGATGAGCCACTGCGGCCGGCGCCGGTGCGGCGGCTGGGGCAGCAATGTCCGCGGCTGGCGTCGCGCCTGTCCAGGCCGGTCCGGCGCTGCGGATCATGTTCTGCTCGACGATCTTCCGGTTGGCGGCCTTCTGCGCCACCACCGTGGGGGAATCACCCGCCTTCGGGAAGTAGTTCTCGATCTCCTGGTCCATTTCGTCCTTGCCAATGGCGGCGCCCGACTCCTTGCGAAGGTTGGCACGCACCCAGTTGGTGGCCGCTTGGCGATACTGCTGACCCTGGTCGCTGGTCAAGGAGTTGCCGAGGTATCCACCAATGCTTGCGCCAGACCGGTCACGGAAATTGGTTGGGTCGTAGCCACTGCCTTCGAGCTTACTGAGTTCCGCGGAAGAGTTGACCATACGCTCAGCGAAGCCAGCAGCATTGGTCTGGTCGTTGTTGGGAGCCTTACTGCCAGGTCCGCCCTTCATGGCCCGCACAAGCGGCGCGTCGCCGACCATCAGCGGCGTTACCTCGCCGGTAAGCTTGTTCACGCGCACGGCGTGGCCCTGGTTGTCGTCGGTGATGTCGTAGTTGGCTGCCCGATCGGTGCCAATGGCGGCGCGTGCGCGTGCGGCATTGGCTCGGCTGTTCTCGGCACTGGCATAACTCGACACTGCGCTCGCATCGGAGGCGTGGGCTCGCGCCTGGGCGGCCAGGATGTCGGCCATGCCGACCTGGGTGGGATCGAACGCGTTGTTCGTCGGCGTCACATAAGGGTTGTAGGAGACCCCATCCTTGACGTTAGATAGCTCCACCGGCTTGCCCGCCATGACGGCAAGAAGGGGATTGACGGCATCGATGCCTGCTCCAGCCTTGACTTGGCCATAAGCATCACGCTGGATATCCGTGCCAAGATCCTCGCGCTGATAGCCACTAAGCTGCTCAGGGTTTCGTCCTGCATGGAACAAGGCCGATACCAGGCTCGCCGAGCCCTGTGGTGTATTGGCTGCGGCGATAGCGTCTGGCGTGATCTGCGAGAAAGCCATGTCCTCGTCGCGCTTGCGGCGAGCCTCTGCGAGAAGACCCTCCAGCCTCGCAATGCCCGTGGCGCCAGCTTGGTAGGCCTGCGCCTGACGCAGCCCGCCGCCGCCTCCCAGCGCCGCCCCCAACGAATTCCAGCCGTCAGCCATCGTCGTTCACCTAGAAGGGTAGATTCGTGGTGTAGCCATCATTCACCACGGTACTGCCACCGGTGCCCGTCCCGGTTCCGTATCCATAATCGCCACCGGAAGCGCCAGCAGCCCCTCGAGCATATCCGCCAGCGATGCTCGTTCCCGCACTGATCCATGGGTTCAGTTTGATATTTCGCAGGCGCATTTGGGCTAGGAAGTCATCGCCGGCCGAAGCACGCTTGATCGCACCGAGAGCCGTATTGAAGCGGACGTCGTTAGCGGCCTCCTGGGCGCGCTGGATTGTCGGAGCGTCAATGCTGCTCATCAGATCGGCCGCCTTGGCGCCGTAATCCGAGATGCCTAATGCAGCATCAGCTCCGGATGCCTTGTAAGCATCGCTGGTCGCGCCGACCTGGTGAAGCGGACTGAGCGCATTACCTTTACTGGCCTGGATGGTCTGCAGGTACTGGTCGAGCGCGCCTTGCTTTGCCGCGCCCGGCGTTGACGAGGCAGTCTTCTGGATAAGCTGGTTGGTGAGCTGGTCTGCCTGCTGCTGCTTCTGGGCCTCAAGGCGAAGCTGCCCGGCTAGGTTCTGGTCCTGTTTGTGGGCAACTTGCTCGTTGTTGTAATAAGTACCGACCGCGGCAACTGCCGCTGCACCTACGGCGATCCAGCTCATGGGCTTTCCCCTTCAAGGGCCGGATGCTCGGGGATGATGAGTTCCTTTTCTAGCTCGGCGATGTCGGTCTTGTCGGATGCATGCACGGTCAACCAGAGGGTATCGGTATAGGCATGCCCTACCCGTTTCACGCCCGCTTCCGACACCATGACGTGCGGCGCCGTCAGCTCGATAACGCCTTGCTCGGTGGTCACCTTGATGGTGCCAGCCAGGAGTACGTTGAGATGGCGCCCAGCATGCATCTTGCCGGTAACCGTGGTTCCGGCAGGGATTAGGACGAGTCGCCCATAGAGTCCATCTGCGAAAAAATGGTCTACTGGACAATCGACCTGCGGGAACTGGCGCAGGATGCTCTCAAACGCCTGAATCTGCTCCAGGGTAGGCCGCGGCGGCAACTCCATGATCTCGGTCATGTTGCGGGCGCTCCATATCCGAAGCTTGGTGTGTAGAGGGTGTTGTAGGCGTACTTCTGACCTGCTCGAAGCGCGGCGGCGTCCTTCGACTGCTGGTAGATGTTGGCGAAATCGCCGAACGTATCGCCCAGCTGATTTGCAGTAGACGTCGATTGACTGCTCGCCAAGTTACTGCGAAGCGCGGAAGCCGCATTACTGGCAGCCGTTGTGGCGTCGAGACCGCCCTGAACACTGGCGATGAGGTTGGCCCTGGACGTCTCGTCCGACGCCTGGAGACTGGCGCCAGCGGCCTGACCCCGTCGGTTGGCCTCAAGGATACCCTTCAGGTAGTCCTCGCCCGATTTGGTCGCCTGGTCGGCCTGGACGCTGCCGCCAATCTGTCCATTGCGCGCCTGGGCGAATTTCAGGTTGCGGTCGGTAAGAGCCTTCTGCTGATTCAGATCATTGGTGTAGTAGGCGGTCGTATCGCCAGCCAGCTTCTGATACTGACTGGTCCGATTAGGATCGTCGAATATCTGGTTGACCTGCGCAGTGCCCGACGCGATTGCCTGCTGACGCTGCTGCTCGTTCTTTTGGGCCTGCTTGCTGGCCGAGTCGTCGCCGCCGCTCATGGCTGCCCCCCAGGAATCAGGGAGTAGCAACCAAGGTCCTTACCTCCAAAGCAATATCGGAAGGCTGTTCCCTCGTGCGTGAAGCCAAGGGCGCGGCCATACCAGTCAATGGCGCAGGCTCGGCTCACCAGCGACTTGATGAATAGCCGACGGGCGCCCCCGGCAATGAGGCGCGCACATAGCCAGCGCGCCGCCTTGGTCATTGACCGCCAGTGCGTGTCCCATCCCTCCATTGAACCGATCATCCATCCACCCCAAACATCCGGAATATCTTCGTAGAACCCGCCGGCGGCTACTGGCAGTCCATCGGCGCCAATAACGGCAAACTTCAACCCGCCAAGGTTCATCAAGCCTCGGGCAGCATCGTCGGCATTGAACTCGCAGCCGTTGAGAGCCTCCCACTGCTCGATCTCATCTGGCCGCATCCGCTCGCACAGAAACTGGATGTGCGCGTTGGCACATTTCACGACGTTGGACGGCGGGCGGGATGGCGCGATCATGCGGTCATTCTTTGATCGGAGAGGTATACGTTCAAGGCGTCGAACTTCCACCTTTGGCCGCCAGCGTAGGTGATGCGAACGCTGTAGCTCGGAGCCATCAAAGGCATGGGAATAATCATCCCTGGCACGGTGTCCTCGGGAACATCGAACGGTTCGGTGAAGTACCCCTTGTCGGCCTGGTTGTATCCAAATTCCATGGTCGGAACGCCCGTTCCGGCAATATCGAACCCCACCATTTGCTTGAGCGATCCCGGCTGCCCGAAATCCAGCCACGCCCATTGGATCAGGCCATCGAAGGGCATTTCGCGTGCGTCGCCGGCATAGTCGGTCACGACCGACTCGTCCACGCGCAAGACATCGTCGCCACTCCGGATATAGAGGGTGTCATTCAGTTGAGTGAAATCATCAACGGGAAACGGCAACAAATACCGAGACCATGCACCCACGGCACCGACGCGATTCATGGTGTAAACGAAGATCGTGCTGACCGTCATGGGATAAGTCCTATACGGAATGACACGTAGTTGTTGATGCCGAAAAGGTCACCCCGGCACAGGACCGCCACAACATTCTCGCCATCCACCAAAACCCCGGGATCGATATCGTGCGTAAAGTAGTAGTTGATCGGGCTACCGCCGGCCGTTCCCTCGAACACGAAGTGCCCGTTGATCCATACCTTTGCGTAGTCGTCCAAATAGATCGAAAGCTGAAGACCTTCCGTCACCGATAGCGTGAACTTTCCCCGGAACCAGCAGTTCTGCGTCAGCGGCCATGCCGTCTGTATCGCTGGCGGGAAGCCAAAGGCGGCGGCATCGGGACGGTCAGAAGTACCAAGTGGCATCTTGCCTAGCGGCCATCCACTATCATCAAAATCGATAGCTGAACGGTCCGTCGTATCGTCGAGTGGGATCAGGAGATACTTCGTTAGCGTGATGTTGGGGTCGTAGGAAGCGGCGATCACCGATGCGCTATCGGGCAGGTGGGCCTGATTGCCATGGGCATCAGTGGCCGTCACCGTCCATGTGAAATCGCCCGCTGCCGTCGGCGTTCCCGAAACGACACCCGCCGAGTTCATGACCAGTCCTGGCGGCAACGCTCCATCGGTGATGGTGCAGAGAACCGGCTTGTAACCGCCGGCAACGAGATAGGCGTAGGGATTGATTGCCTGCCCTTCCACGCCATTGATCAGGTGCCCAGAGATCGCTACGGCATCTGGTGGCCAGTTCCTGAAGGCAATCCAATACTGACCCTGGCTCGGCACGTACGTGGCTATGGGCGGCGCATCAGCCGAATCCATGGCGTCCTTGATCAACGCATCCACGGGCATGCCGACATCGCCGGCCTGCAGGTTGGTAGACCCAGCGGCAATACCTACGGTGCGCACACCCTGCGACGCCAGAAAGAACAGGTCGTTCGATACCGGCGCCAAGGCCCGGTTCTGTGAAGAGCCGATCGGCAGCGCATCCAGAAGCGCCGTACTTGCTGGATCCTCGTCCACTTGCCACATCTGGAAGCCCTCGGTATTGAAGGCGACGAGGTTGGATCGATAGAGCCCCATGGCAGCCACGGGATTGGAGCCGTACGTTTGAAGGCCGAAGGGCAGATAGCCGGCGTCATCCTTGCTCGTCCAGTCAAGTGGATTGACCGTAGCGCAATAGCGAATGATGTCGTCGTCGGCCGCGTAAACTTTGCCAGCGGCGATGGCAACGATCTTCGAATGCGGGCAGTTCACGTCGAGGATCTGGGTGGTCTGGGCAATCCAGTCGATGGAACCATCGCGTACGGTGCCGCCGTTGACCTCTGGCCATTCAGGCTCGGTGGTCCCGGACACCATCAGGGGAGAGGCCTGCCATACCAGCCGCGTAGCCAGCACAGCTTCCCAGATCACCTGGTTGTCTATGACCTGCTCGCCGTTCACCGGAGGCCATGCGGGCTCGGTCGATCCGCTCTTACCCGGTGCGTCCTGCACCGCCTTGTAGATCAGGCCAGCGACAGGCCCGGCGTAGGTGTAATCCCAGGCAGCATCGTCGACCCACATAGGGTGGCTGGGACTATGGTCCCACGCGCCAACGCCGAAGGCGGCGAACGCAGCGCCCGCGGGAGCCACGGCGCGAAGATAGGCCGTCTTGTATGAGCCGCCCCCGTTGAATACGGCGTCGCCGTCGTTATGCCCGATCTCGGCGTGCGAGGCATCGTACCAGTGGATCCGGACGAGTGCGCCTGCATTGCCAGAGCCTGCAGCTCCCTGTTTCACGCGCAATGAACAGTTGATCACCTGACCCGGGGTAACAGGAACCTGGTTGGCATTGATCAGCTCAAGATTGTCGCCGGCGGCCGCCGCCAGTTGCGCGCAATAAGTACCGGCGTATTGCGACCCACCAACCACACTCCAGCCGGCGCTAGCGGTCCAACCAGTGAAGTTGCCCGTCTCAAACCCAGGATTCGTCGGCGCTGCAGATACTGCAGGCGGCGTCGTCAGTGGCTTGACGAGGGATCCCGGGACGTAGGTTTTCCCAGCTTGCCAGGGCGCCGTCATTGGCCGCCCTCGGTCTGGATCTTGCTGCTAAGTCCCGGAAGGTTGTCGTAGCGATCACCAGCAGGTGAGCCTGTGGATCCATCGGTCGTTGTCGTAGCGGGAGCTTGGGACAGGTCGACATCCTCAGTCACCTGCGCGCCATCCGTGGTCGGCCAGGTCGGCTCGGTGGTCCCGCTGGCAGGATTATCTCCATCCGCTTCGACCACCGTGTACTTGTAACCGTTGTAGACCGTCGGCTGAACCACATCACCGAGTGCGTACTTGGTCGACGGGTTCCACGCTGGAGGGTTATCGACGCTCGTTGCCTTGTAGAAGAAACCGGTCGGCGTGCTCGGCTTGACGGTATCGTCGATCTTGTAGAAGGTCAGCGGGAGCCAATTTCCCTTGAATTGCAGCCAGTAATGGAATACGTCGCCATTCTCGAACTCAGCGACCACGTAGAGGAAACCAAGGAAGGGCTTGGCGAAATGGATGCGCGATAGGCCACCGGCATAATCAACGTTGGGATGCCGGAGGATGTCGACGACATAGCGATCGTCGCCCGGGTCCACGAAGTTTGACGAGAAGACGTGCAGCTTTCCCTGGAATGCACACAGCCCCACGGTCCCGGGCGGAAGGATCGCGTCGACCGCCGTCCCTGGCCGCTGAACGGGCGATCGGGATGCGTCCACATGACCATTCAGGAGATCGTAGAGCGAGTCCGGCGAAGCGCCGCCCTTGTCGCGCAGGCGGGTAATGCCCGCCTTCACCGCAGAGAGGGAAACGGACCTCACGGCTGATAGCCTCCAACGAGCTTGGGAGGGACGGCATTCGGCAATCTGCGCTCACCGGGGATGTACCGGCGAGTCAGATGGCTTCCGGCATTGAGGTCGCCCAGGAACGTCGTCAGCTGCGTCATATAGTTCGGCGCGTCGGGCTGGCCGTAGTGGGCCTTGGCATTGGCCAGGGCCAGGAGCTTGATGGCGTCGGCATCTATGGTTGTAGTGTCCGTATCTTGGACGAGCGGCGTCAGGCCGAAATCACCCTTTACGCGCAGCAGCCATGTGTCGTCCGCTGGAGCCGGCCACACCTCGATGCACTGCCTGATCTCGTATCGCTGCGGAAAGCTCTGGATGCGGCTGGAATAGACCGTGGGATCGATGCCACACAGCAGCGTTTGCCAGACATCGTCGCCCTTTGAAATCCCCACCCAGGACACGCGCCTCGGATCAAGCTTCTTCGAGCACGCGTCAGCATTGTCGCCGAGGTCGTAGAACCGGGTTCCCGCCGTCATGTTCCAGGTGAACCAGCGTCCGGTCCGCAGTACGGCATAACGCCGGTAAAGAAGCTTCTGAGCATCGTCGATGAACGAGTTGCACAGCCCAACCATGCCAGGCGGCGGCGTATTGAGCATCGCGGCAAACCCCAGCCGCGTCATCAGGTATTTTCGCAGGTCGAGTAGCGTCTCTGACGGCCAATCGTCGTCGCATTCGCAGTTCAGTTCGAGCGCGTCAGCCATGATGGTCCTGATAAAAAGCGGCCCGACATTGCGCCGGGCCGCGTGGGGAAAGCGGCAGGGGGACCGCTTACTTGCTGGCGGCCGTCTTCTTGGCGGCCGTCTTCTTGGCGGCCGTCTTCTTCGGTGCCGGCGTCTTGGCGTGATCGGTGATCTGCGACTGCTTCAACTTGCCGTTGTCCTGATCGGCCACGTACTTCAAGCCTGAGGATTTGGCGAGGTTTTGCACGCGGGGATAGGCGCGAAGGACCGCATCCATATGCTGGGCGTACTTCCGGCGCAGGGCGTCGAATGCATCGTTCGCCGTGAAGGCATCGACCTCGACCAGGTCTTCCTCGATCTCGGCGATCTGTTCCTCGCCGTAAATCTCCTGCAGCACAGGAAGCTCGTAGTCGAAAATGGTCGCCGGCAGCTTGGTGCCGGCGTCGCGGTCGATCAGGACGATAAGCTGGGTGATCTCCATCTTCTCGCCCTGCTCCACCTCATCGGCGGCGTCGGTCTTGTTGGTTTCGTCGGCCATTACTGTATCCCCTCGAGCTGGATGCTGGCCGTCCCGGTGCCGGCGGTGGTGACGTTTGCGCGCATCCAGTTCGACAGGACGATCTCCTGCTCAAGCGGCGCGGCCGCATTGAGGGATACGATGTCGTACCAGCCGGAGTCACCGGAGGCAGGAGCGGTGGAGGCCGACGAATCGTGCCCCTGGATCTTGACCACTCCAGAGCCGCCGATCGCGGCGTTGTTGATCAACAGGGCGTTATGGCCCTGGCCGCCCAGGAAGGGCGAAACGTTGCAGCGCACACCAGCGCCGGCCGCGACAGCGGTGAGGTCGACGGCGGTAGCGAGTGGAAGGAGCATCTTGGCCATTTCGTTCTCCAGGCGGGGCGCCGAAGCACCCAGCCCTTGTGGGTTAGGCGATCGAGAGCACTGCGTTCGCGTTGCGCTTGTTCATGGTGAGGCCGTAGTCAGCCGTCACGCCGAAGTAATGCGTGTAGCGGTCGTATATCCGGGCCGGGGTGCGGTCGATCATCCAGCGGCCCTTGAAGGGGCGCAGGCGCAGCGTCTTGCTGTTGAGGAAGTAGCAGCGCTTCGTCCAGGGATAGGTGATCGCGCCGAGGATGGCATCAAGCTTCTCGAAGGACGGATCCCAGACCACCAGCTTGCCCTTGAAGTAGACGTTGTCCGTGGACGAATCCGCGTTCACGCCACCCTTGCCATTCGTCATGACCTGGCGGTTCTGGGTCTGGTTGGCGTCCTTGCGGTAAGCGTCGTAGAACGCCGCTCCGCATACGATGAAGTCAGGGATCAGGCCGCCATAGGTGGTGCAGGCACGCCACATCTTCTCCATCTCGGAGGTCAACGTGCCGGTACTGGCCGTGGAGATGTTCAAGTCGGCGTTGTTGCGCCAGTACAGCGAGGTCGAGGCGTCGATGCCGCCAATGGTGCCGACAGCCGGCGTGGTGCTCACAAGCAGATCCAGGCCAGGAACAGCCTTGGCGGACTGGCTACCGTCGCGATGCACCTCAAGGTCCCAGTTCTCCTGGAAGCCGAGCTTCAGGGTGTCCCGGTTTTCCTTGATGAGGTTGACGATCTGGACCTTCTCGGCGTCCGTCGGCACCGCCTCGCGGTCATCCGTGAGGATGATGCCGTTGTTGGCGAGCTCGGTTTCGTTCAGGCCGAAGCCGTCGTGCGCCTCGTAATGCTGATACGGGGCCAGGCGGACGGTGTTCTTGCGATTGTAGGTGACTTGGTCGTCACCAGAATAGTTCTGGTAATTGCTGTCGTTGGAGACGCGCACCTTCTCGTTATAGATGCCGTTACCGAAGATGGCGTCCTTTCGGTTGTCCAGCAGCCACTTCATGAAGGGCTTGTCGGTGTTCACCTGATCCATCGGATCGTCGGTGTTGTACGACTGCATCTGGTAGTTCGCGCCAGCGGCTAACTGGGCTGCGTTGATAGGCATCGGGATGCTCTCTCGAATAGGGAAAGGCGGCCCTAGGGACCGATTGTCTTTCCGCGTTCGAGGGCGCGAGGCTCATTCAGCGCTACCAGGGCGCGACCCTGGCTCATCAGCTATCGCGGTGCGGGTGTCAGCCGCAGAGGCAACATGCCGCACCGCGAGATACTGTCAAGGCCTACCTTGAAACCGAAGCGACACCCATATCAAAGGCTTCGATATCGGACTTCGGCTGGCGTTGCATGGACTGACTGGCGCCGGTTGGGCGGACAGGCATGGCACCGACACGCGGCCTCACTGGAGGCGCCGGCGGCGGTGCAGCGGGAGGAAGTGCTGGTACGAGTGCCCAGGCTCGCTGGATAGCCGCCACCCACTGTGCCGGCGGTGTGCTGTTGCGGATCACGTCAAGGGTGGGCAGCAGCAGCTGGAACTTGCGGTCGAAGTCCGGATCCTCGGCCTTCAGCTTGTTGTTCAGCGCGGCGACATCAGACATGGACTGGTCATAGACGCGCTTCTGCTCGTCCTCCTGCCTGTTCCGCTGGTCGGCTTCGGTGCGACGAGCGTCGGTCGCCCGAACGCGGGCCAGCTCAAGCGCGCGATCCTTCGTGATGTAGCCGTTCTGGACTTCTTGCGCCAGGTCCTGGTGAGCAGCCAGAGGGTCGACGACACCTGGCAGTTCCCGCCCAAGCTGCTGGGCGAGCCAGCCCAGCTCGTTGACCATCGTGTCGAAGGCCTTGTTCATCTGGGCCGGGTCGCCCGAATTCACAGCCGCAAGGTAGCCCAGCGCGTTACCGAATTGCTCCGGAGGTGCCTTGGTGCCAAGAACCATCGCCTCCCAACGCAGGCCGCGCTCGGCGTCAGCACGAAGCGGTTCCAACTCCTGCGCCTGGGCCTTGATCGTGCTGGCCATCTCGCGGAAGCGTGTCTCCGCCTTGCCCTTCAGGCCAAGCTCGGTGACGGCAGCATCGGTCTCGGCGTCACGCGCTGGTGTTGGGATGGCCGGCGGCGTGCCGGGCGTGGCGCCAGGCGCAGCGGCATGGTCCACGACCAGTGGAGCACCCGCGGCAGCCGGCGGCGCGGCGGTCGTGCTGGTTGCCGCAACAGTGGCGGCGGCGGCTGCAGCTACATCCGCAGCAATGTGCGGCTCCGACACTGTTCCTGCCGGAGTGGCGGTTGGCGCGACGGAAGCTTCCTCAATGCCTTTATCGAAAGCAGCGATCGCCGCCGCCTCGATGTCGACGGGCGGCGCCTGGGGCGGATCATCTGGCGCAGCCGGTGTTACCGCAGCTTGGGTCGTGATATCGGCTACTGGCTGGTCAGTCGGAGTGGCGTCGGGCGCGGCAGCGCCATTGGGATCATGCGGCGTTGGCATTGTCGATTGCTCCAGAAGGATCGTTCATGGGAATGCCGGGAGGCGGGGCCGTCGGCACGGGTGCGGGCGCCGGCGCTGGGACTGCCGGCGTTGCGGTAGCGGTCGCGTCCGGCGCGGACGGCAGGAAGCGGGTCGCGTCCAGGCGATCGCCCATGCGCTCCAGGGTCTCGCCGATCAGTTCCTCGACGCAGTCAGCTACGTCCGCCGGCGTGGACTGCCGAAGCTGGCCCACCTGCAGGATGGCGTTCTGGATGAGCGGCATGGCCGTTGCCCAGGCTTGCCGCTGTCGGGCGGTGTCGGGCTTGCCGCTGGACCCGGCACGAATGTCCACGGTGACCAGCGAGTCGATGTCGTCGATACCGATGCCCTCGGGCCACAAGGCATAGGGACCGGCGATCTGCACGGCATCCTCTCGGGTCATCATCTGGATGGACACTTCGGCGCTGTATTCGGCCAACTCGCCCATCGCCATATCCAGGCCGTCGCGCATGTAACTGGTGCGCGACTTCGTTCCGCTGTCCTGAATCTCAGCCTCGGTGGCAGTCTTGGCGGTCTGGATCGACGATGAC